CTCAAGGTGTTCAGGGATCGGCAGGAGCTGCTGGTGTCCAAGGCATCCAAGGTGCACAAGGTCGTCAAGGCGTTGATGGTGTTCAAGGTCGTCAAGGTCTTGATGGAGTTCAAGGTCGCCAAGGTGTCCAAGGATCAGCAGGAGCTACTGGTGTCCAAGGTGTCCAAGGTGCACAAGGCGTTCAAGGATCAGCAGGAGCTGCTGGTGTCCAGGGTGTCCAAGGACCTCAAGGTGTTCAGGGATCGGCAGGAGCTGCTGGTGTCCAAGGTGTTCAAGGTGCACAGGGTGTTCAGGGATCAGCAGGATCTGCTGGTGTTCAAGGCGTTCAAGGACCTCAAGGTGTTCAGGGAACAGCAGGAGTTGCTGGTGTCCAAGGCATCCAAGGTGCACAAGGTCGTCAAGGCGTTGATGGGACTCAAGGTCGTCAAGGTCTTGATGGAGTTCAAGGTCGTCAAGGCGTTCAGGGGGTGGCGGGAACACAAGGCAATCAGGGAGTTGCTGGACCACAGGGTCCTGGATTCCAAGGACCACAAGGTGTTCAAGGAGTAACAGGAACAGGATCACCAGGAGCTCAAGGTGCTGCAGGATCTCCAGGCGCTCAAGGAGCAACAGGAACTGGTTCTCCTGGAGTTCAAGGACCACAAGGTGTTCAAGGATCGACAGGAGCAGGATCACCAGGAGCTCAAGGTGCTGCAGGATCTCCAGGCGCTCAAGGAGCGGCAGGAGCGCAGGGCGTACAAGGTCGACAAGGTGTTCAAGGAGCAACAGGAACTGGTTCTCCAGGCGCTCAAGGTCCAGCTGGAGTTGGAACACAGGGTGTTGCTGTAGGTTACACAAACGTAACGGCAACTGGAATATTGTTAGTTGGCACAGCTACTGGCGGAGCAACTGGTGATATTCGTGCTTCTGGTGACATAATTTCATTTGCAAGCTCTGATATTCGATTGAAACAAAATGTGAGAAAAATTGAAAATGCTCTAGAAACATTTGATTACATCGAAGGTGTACGATATAATTGGAATGAAGAATATATAAACAAAAAAGGTGGAATTGACGATTTCTATATAAGAGAAAGTGATATTGGTGTGATCGCACAAGATCTTCAGAAAGTTTTACCAGAAGTTGTTTCTGAAAGACCTGATGGATATCTTGGAGTTAGATATGAAAAAATAGTACCATTATTGATATCAGCAATCAAAGAACTAAAGAAAAAAGTTGATGATTTAGAAAATAGGTCTTAGCGATGCCGATACCAAGTCAACCGACTACAAACATGAGTCTTGGTCCATCTCTAGGACCAACTAACAGAAGTATTTCAGTTGAACATGGAGGAAGTCCTCCGTTTTCGATGAATGCATATCGAAGAGGAAATCTTGTAGCAGATCATCCAATAAATGCTAGTATCCCAACGACTGCTTCTGGGACTAGGAATATGTCCAATTACAATGGATCCAGCATTGTATTGAGATATACAATTGCAGCAAATACACAAAATTTCAATCTACTTACTTATGCAACTTCACCAGCGAGAGTTGGGACAACAAAATCCCAAGGTTATATAAATGATGGTAGGTATACAGCAGGTCAACCAGGATTTGGAATTGAAGTTCTTATCAATCCAGGCGTAACTATTGGATCTGCATCAGGAACACAAAGTGCATTTGTGACTGGTGTTAATGAACCGACAACTGGATGGCATCCAACTGTACAAATAGTGATAAGAAACGCTGGGAATATAGTTGGTGCTGGAGGTGCTGGTGGTTCATTTAATCCAGGAGCTAACGGTCGAGCAGTATCATTGTCTCAACCTGGATTTTCTGGTGGAACAGCAATTGATGCACAAAGAACGGTGGTAATCATTAATGGTCCAGAAGGAGCTACAAATTCATTTCCTGGAGGAAAACCAGCAGGTACATTTGCTGGTGGCGGTGGTGGTGGTGGAGCAGGCGAACCAGTTTATGACATAATTAATGATCCAAAAGGATTCCCTCAAGATGTTTGGGCTGGAGGTGGCGGTGGTGGCGGTGGCGCTGGAACAAATACTGCACCAAACACGGGAGGTGCTGGAGGAACAAGAGTTCCAGTTACTATAGTTAATGCTCCATTGGGTCAGCAAGCTGTTCCTGGTCAGGCAGGAACTAGAACTGCTGGAGGTCAGGGAGGTATAGGGTATAGAAGTTTCGGTGGTCCTCCAGGTCCACAAGCGCAAACTTTCCATCCATTCTCATCAGGAACTGGGGGAGCAGGAGGTGCCATTGCCACAGCTGGTAATGCAGGAACTGCTAGAACGGTTCCTGCGCCTTCTGTACCTTCTTTAGGCACTCCATTTGGTGGTTCTGCTGGAGGTGCTGCAGGATTTTATGCAGTTGGCAACCCAAATATAACTTGGCAAGGAACTCCACAAGGAACAAGGCAAGGACAGGTTAGTTAAATGGAAGATATTAACGTTAACTTCGAAATTGTTGGTGTCAATGCAGAACGAGGCGTTGCTTACGTTAAGTATTGGGCAGATGGTGCAACGGTTCAGAGATTTCATGCTGATATCGGACCATATGAAGTTCCTATTCCACCATCAATTTCAAACGCCACAATTGAAGAAACAAAACTATATTTTGCAAGGCATGGTTATGTGATTGTAAAACGACAAAAGGATGCAATTGATGCAGAGAATAATGGATCAACTGCAATTGTAAATGATCTAGTAAATCAACAATCTAATACGGTCGTATCATTACCATGAGTTTCCTGGACGATCTAATAGGTCAACAAGTATCGACTACAACAGTATTCACATACACAACTCCACTAAAAGTTATTGATGATTTGATTTATGTTCAAAAATCAAATCTAATAATGACTGTAAGTTCACAACAATTCAATGCCACATATGATGTTAAAGTTGATTCTGATTTTTTTGAACAAACAGAACCACAGAGATTAATATCAATGAATCAGGCGTATGATTATGCATGGAGAACGGAAGTGAAACACGACATTTTCACAGATATAGACGATAGGATTATTTGACTTGAAGAAATACATTCACTATAATTGGTTTGACGTTTTTTATTGGTTTCTTGCTCTGAAACCAGGATGGCAACTAATGAATAATTTTAAAAGAACAGATTGTGTTTTTGACATATACAATGCAACAAAATATCCTTCCAGTCGATTTTTGATCAAGAAGATGAGTAAACATCCAAATTATGAAAAAGTAAAAAATGGAGACTTTGCTTATTTCAAAAATAGAATTAATAATCTTGACTATTTAAAGAGTTTGCCTGAAAATACATTAGGATACCACTGTTATGAGTTTTTCACAAAAACAAAAAGTCACAATAGATTATTAATTGATTTACATAAGAGATCTCAAAGAATAATTAAAAAAGACGAACATAACTATTCAGAATTCAAAGTACATGAGTACACTAGCGAACAAACAGTTTTTATACATGACATTCTCCACGTGTTAACTGGTTATGGTGTGCATTCTTTCGGTGAAGGTCCTTTGCAAATATTTTCTTGGTATCAATTAAAACTTCCAGCTACACTTTTGATATCGATTTTTTATACTTTGATAACAACTGTTAAGCATAGAAATTTTGTTACTATTAAAACATTTCTAGAGGGAAGAAGACTTGGAAAGGCTGCTAAATGGATTGTAATGGAAGACTTTGGAAAATTATTAGAAGAAGATTTGCAAACCCTTAGAGATAGATACAACATCGGAGAACCGAAAATTTATTTCGAAGAAAAACAAAAATATGATCTGGAGATGAACAATGTCGTCTATAACTAATTGGAAAGGCACAAAAGGATTCAATAAAATAAAATTTTCTTGGGCTGATCAAATATCTTATGGAAATGATATGCAATTTCCAGGATATAAAGGTGATCTAATCGACAATAAATTTATCAAATTAAATCTTTATAGTTGGATGAGCACGCGCGGAAAGTCTCTGCAAGAATATTTCTATGCGGACGAAGATTTACAATTAGCGCAAAACATTTATGATGTTTTTGGTGTAATCAAAGAGCCATTTACTTCCGAGCATATGTTTAGAAGTTATGACTTACCCACAAAACAGATGTCAAATAACACAATATCTATCGAATCCAACGAAGATTTGACAACAAATAGAATTCAACAAAAACAATATTATCAAGGAATAAACTACACCACAACAGCATTAGAACGATATGTGATGCCGTTTGCATCAAAGAGAACATTTATATCAGAAGAATCAAATATTGCTTGTTTGAATATCAATTGCCCCTTCGAAGAAATCGATAGTTGGCACGCTAATTTGATCACAATATTCAGCGATTCTGATGTTCCAGAAACATACACAATCAATAAAAATTCTGCAGAATGCTATGTCATATCTGGGTTCGATGACACTCAAACAACGTCAGGAATGAGCCTAATTCGTGGGAATATATACAAGTTAGAGACTTCAAATAGTATAGAAGTCCTCAGGACTCAGAAAGACAACAGAATACTCCATATATGGAAAGATTGATATATTAGAAATGAAATAATGTTTGATGTTCCTTATTGGATTTGGAATGGTGTTCTTTTAAAAGAAATTTATTGAGTTGTAATTCAAAGTTTGGTTGGGAGATTAGTATGAGTATTCATTTCAAAGGTGAGTGGTGCTATTTCAAAAATTACATGAAAAAAGATTTCTGTGAAGAAATCATCAATCATGCAATTACAATTGAGCCACAAGATGGCGTTATCAACATTGGTCGACCAGAAGAAGTTGCTGATTCAAGTCGAAGATGTAAAGTTCGTTTTTTGAGTAAGGATGATTGGAGATTCAAAAATCTATTCGATGAACTTTGGAAAACTCAGATTACTGCGAATAGAGAATTCTTCAATGTTCATGTAACGAAACTTGATTCAGTTCAGTTCACTGAATATGATGAAAGTTATCTTGGTGAATACAAAGAACATCAAGATGTCATTTGGGTAAATGGTTCCGATTATCATAGGAAATTGTCTTGCGTCATCAATCTATCAGATCCAGATAGTTATGATGGTGGGGACTTTGAGATGACTGATGTGAACAATCATCCACACTATCCAGACATTCGTCTCCAAGGAACAGTTCTATATTTCCCATCATTTTATAGACACAAAGCGAATCCAGTAATCCGTGGAAAAAGATATAGTCTTGTGGCTTGGTTCGAAGGTCCCAAGTGGAGATGATAATGAATAAGAAATCGAAAATTGTAATGATCACGATGTTCAAAAATGAATCAAGAGTCATCAGGCGAATGCTTGATTCATGTAAACCATACATTGATTATTATGTGATGCAGAATAATGGATCAACTGATGGTACAGATGTTATCGCAAAACAGTTCCTTGAAGAAAATAATCTTGCTGGTGAAATCTACAATGTAGAAGAAGGTTGGGTTGGATTTGGGTGGAATCGCGACCATCTGATTCAATATTGTCAAAAGTCTACCAATCATGGGTGTGATTGGATTCTCAAAATGGACTGCGATGAAGTTCTACAAGTTGATGATGATTTTGATTGGTCAATATTTGATAACACGAATATTCGTTCATTCAACATAACAGCAATCGGTGGCAATTGCATCTATCATCGATGCTGGATGTGGAATGCCAAACTCCCATGGCGTTTCAATCATGATGATGCACATGAGACGATTTACTGCGAAATCCCTGAGATTGGAACTGATTATGCTGCAGTCAATGTTCCAACAAAATTCAAACACATCGGTTATAACGAAGGGCAAAGTTATAGTGTTCCGACAAAGTATGTAACTGATGCTTTGAAACTTGAAGAGAAGTTGATTCGTGAAGATACGATGTTGAAAGATCTGTATCACTTTTGGTATGTTGGTAAAAGTTATAATGACTGCTACCGTGGCGATTTCTTTCCACTAAAACAATCACACAGTCGAGAATATGCAAAACGTTGCATATTCTATTTTACAGAGTATATCAATCACGTTTTCAAAGACACTGGTGTATATGAACATGAATTAGTGTACAACGCATATAACATGATTGGCGATGCTTATGAATTTTTAGGCGATCTTGACACTTCAATGAAAATGTTCGAGTATGCGCATAAAGTAATTTCGCGTAGAAATGAACATCTTTTTGGACTTGCGCGTGTTGCTGAAAAAGCTGGAGATTATGAGAAGATGTTCTGGGCAGCAGGCATAATGAACAATCCAGAACGAGTTTGTCCATTTCCAAATTATGTTGTATTCTTGATCACAACTCTTTACATCGATGGTGGACCTGCTGTTACTGATTTATACGCAAGAGCAAAAAGTCTTTATGAAGGTTCCAAACAATCAAGAGCAAAACATCCTCTGCCTTTGAATACATCGCGAAACAAGAGAATGTTTATCGTCGACAATTTCTACAAGAATCCTGATGAAGTTCGCGCTTTTGCATTACAGCAAGAGTTCAAAGCTGACATTCGTTGGTACAAAGGATTGAGAACCACTCAACCATTTAGAACTCCTGAGATCAAAAGTGCATTCGAGAGAATCATGGGAGAACGAATTGTAACTTGGGAAGATAGTGGTGTGAATGGATGTTTTCAAATTACAACAGCTGAAGACCCTCAAGTCTATCATCATGACAATCAAAAATGGGCAGCGATGATATATCTTTCACCAAATGCACCATATGAAAGTGGTACAAGATTACACACATCAAAGCTCAATGGTGTTGGGCATATGTCTAGTGGAAAAGAATTAGTTGATCAAGCATTTTCAGTAGGTTTTTACGATTCAACCAAATTTAATATAGTAGATTCAGCTGGAAACGTATATAATAGACTAGTGATAATGGATGCACAATGTATTCATTCAGCAGGACCATATTTCGGCAATAGTCCAGAAACTGGAAGACTTACGCATTTATTTTTCTTTGATTAGGCATTGTTGTGATGGATAAAATTGCTATCTTTTATATGATTGGTCAATATGGTCCAGAAGAAACTTGGAGAGCATTATATACTGAACAACTAAATTCTCTTGTAGAGAGTGGTCTTTATGAAAATATAGAATTTATAGATATTTTTGTAAAAGGAATGACGCCAATTCCTCTCGAAGAACTTCCTGACAAAGTCAACAATGTTACATATCTTGGAGAACTTGAAGAAGAACGACCACATAATAAGAAGTTGTATAGAGCATATAATTACATTCAACAAAGAATGTGGTTATTCTCTCATGCGAATCCAGAATACAAAGTATTATTTTTCCATTCAATCGGCGTTTCGCACACAGATCCAGACATTTATAGAAGGTCTAAACTGTTTAGAGAATATATGAGCACCTTCGTGATAAATTACTGGAGAGACTGCGTACGAATATTAGACCATTATGACTGCGCTGGAACCGAGTACATTGATTATGCTGTATTTCGTAATCAAGAAATATGGATAAAATTTCCACACTATCAGGGATTCTATTGGTGGGCGACGGCAAAATATCTAAAGAAATTGGATCCATGTTATTGTTATCAAGATGTAGAATGGCAACCTTGGTTATGTGAAATGTGGATAGGAACAGGAAAACCAAAAGCATATAATTTTCACAATACATGGAAGAATAGATATTTTCATGACTTAGATCCAATCCCATATGACGATATAATGAACCAAACTAGACAACATTTAGAGGAACTTGAACGTGAAGAAACACAAATTTAGTATTATTACACCAGAACACAGCCCAAAGAATATTCCATTTCTTCTTGAACTTTACGACAGCATTCGAGAACAAACATATACGGATTGGGAGTGGGTTCTATTTTTGAACAATGGTTGTACTGTTGATCACATTCCAGATCGTATAAAATTTGACCCAAAAGTTGTTGTTTATCAATACAATGATCCGAATCCAAATATAGGTGCGATCAAGAATTATGCATTCGCAATCGGAAAGGGTGACATTCTTGTTGAGATGGATCATGATGACATGCTTACACCAGATTGTCTAGAAAAACTCAATATTGCATTTCAGGATAAAGAAGTTGGATTTGTCTATAGTGACAATGCAACATTGCACATGGAAGATAAGTTTGTACCATATAATTCTCACTTTGGATGGACACATAAAACATTCAATTGGAAAGGAAAAGACCTTTTCGCGATGAACAGTTTCGACCCATCAAGTCAAACTTTGGCATTTATTTGGTATGCGCCTGATCACGTTAGAGCATGGAGAAAGGAAATCTATAATGAAATTGGTGGTCATAACGTAGAACTCTCTATTTGTGATGATCATGAATTGATGCTTCGAACATATTTGAACACGAAGATGCACCACATCAATGAAGTTCTATACATCTATAGAATCACTGGCGATAATACTTGGCTGGAACGAAATCAAGCAATTCAAACGAAAACTGTAGAATTGTTCCGACAATATGCTTGGGATCTGGCATGCCGTGATGCTAAAAACCGTGGATTGAGTATTGTTGAGATTGGTGGTGGAATCAATCCTCGTGCTGGCTGCGATATCAATATCGATTTAGAAGAAGGAACAATAAAACATGATCTAAATGATGGCATCCCACTTCCAGATAACAGCGTTGGTGTTTTGAATGCATCGCATATTCTAGAACATCTTTATGATAAGAACAAAATCATGGCAGAGATTCACAGAGTTCTAGCGCATGGCGGTTGGGCGTTCATTCAGATTCCATCTACCGATGGTCGAGGTGCTTTCCAGGATCCGACTCATGTAAGTTACTGGAATGAGAATTCGTTCTGGTATTATACTCGAGCTGATAAAGCCGCATTTATTCGTAATACGACTATTAGATTCCAGTCATTCAAACTAGACACATATTTCTGGGAGCCGAAATCGGATAATATTGCTGTAACAGATGCTTGGTTGGTCGCTGTAAAGGATGGTCCAAGACTTCCGCATGCTTTGAACATATAAATACATAGAGCCTTTCTATGGGATAAAATATGTCGGAACCAACATTCGACGACGAGATAACTATACTTGATCTGATTGATGAAGATGGTACTGGATTACTAGATGTTGGTGTAATCCAAGCTATCTCTGCGAATGTTTCTTCATATGAAGCCCTAAAATGGGGACAGGTGATTGATGAAGAAGGATATTGGCGCGGAAGACCAATATCTTTAGATTCCAACACAACAAACATTATCTATGTAAGTAAAGCAGGCGATGACGCAAATAACACAGGAACAAATTTATATTCATCTTTTCTGACGATCAAACGTGGGTTGCAAGAGTGTGCTGCAATATTTGCAAACACAAACACACCAACCCTAGTTTCAGTGTATCCTGGTATATATGTTGAGGATGGAAATTTAGTCGTTCCTCCTAGGTGTGCGGTTACTTCTGCTGGTGGTCAATACGCAACAGAGGTTCATGCCTCGGATCTTTGTCGATCAGAATTCCGAAATATGTTTCTCATCAACAGTGGAACCTATATACAAGGTTTCACATTTAGAAACATGGAAGTTGATGATTTCGATGATCCTAATGGTGGATTTGCAATTGCATTTCAACCAGGTGCAAAGATTCTACGTTCACCATATATTCGAGACTGTGGTCAAGTTAGCAATTATGATGCCAATGAAATTGGTGCACCACTTGATCCAGCAAATGGAAACCCACTGGTCGGTAAAGGTGGTGGAATGTTGCTCGCTGATCGAGCAATTCTCAATCCAAACAGTATCTTCCCATACATGCTTGCATTTGGCGCAACACCAAGAAGTCCAAATGGACTTGGTTATGTTGCTAAGAATGGTGGCGGCATCAACGGTATCAGCTCACTAAGTATTTTCCAACGCGCAGCTTTCTTTGCTTTGAATGGCGGTCAGCTAACACTCAACAACAGCGGAACTCAATTCGGCGACATTAGCATGAGAGCCAAGGGAACAACAACTGTTGTTCAACCAGCTTCTGTTATAAATGTAAGTACATTGATTGCTAATACTGCAGCAGCAGACATTATCAAAGATGCTGCAAACACTTCAACTGCAAATTCAATCAATGACATGTGGCAAGATTTGAGAACGTACAACATACAAACAAATGTTGGAAATAATTTTATTTCAATCGTTCCTGGAAATACAACTGTAGACTTAGTTGCATCTGTACCTGCTGCTAAAATAATTCAATATTCAAATCTTATTGATGGTATGTGGTCGAATCTTCAAAGTTATGTTGTAGCAACTAATTCAAACACTATTATACCTGCACCACTATCTACTTCTGTGACATTAGAAGCAAATTTGACTGCATCTAACATTATAAGAACCAACAGCAATGTACTAATTACGGGGATGCTTAGTGATCTTCAGGCTAATGCTCCAGGATCAGCTGTTTGGTCAACAACGTTTGAAGCATTCTCACGGCGTGATGGTAGATTTTTACTTGATGCTTTAGCAGATGATATTGAAGATGGAACGCAAACAAACAGTCAAGCATTTGTTCTAGAATTTTTCAAATCTGACATGGATTACGTCTTCAATGAATCTGATGCGAATCTTTTCTATTCATTTGCTCAATCTTGGGAATATCTGAAGAAAAATATAAGTCCATTGCTATCATCATACCCGACGCAGCAATTGATGGCTAATGGATTGATCGATATGGCGAATACGACTTTTTATAATCCTGACAAAGATCAAAACTTTGGAACTGCATATCAAGAGTTTGCGACGAAACGTGATGCAAATAACCTAATCAAAGCAATATCTCTTGACGTTAGATATGGAACACAAAATAAAACGCAAGCATTCGCATTGAACTTCTTCAAATATAATGCAGCATATCTTTTCCCAACCTATGAGTTGCCACTGTTCCAACATACTTGGGATTACTTACAAACTGAACTTGTAGATCTATTGGTTGATTATCCAACTCAAGTCGCAATGGTAAATTCATTATTCGATGATGTATTGAATTCAACAATTACAAGTCCAAACATTCTTAGATTTGGAACGTTATCACAAGAAGAAATCTTCACGAGAAGAGATGCAGCAAACCTGATTCGAGCACTATCATTTGACGTTCGTGCAGGAACACAGATGGTAATCAAAGCATACGCCCAAGGATTTTTCAATTATGACGCCACATATGTGATGCCAAGTTATTTCTTGAAGTCATACTATAGATCATATGATTTTATTGAACAAGAATTAATTGGAATACTCGCTGATTATCCAATACAACAAAATTATGTTCGTGAGTTGATTAGTCTATTGAAAAGAACATTGAAATATCCAACTAAAATAAACTTTGGATCAATTGTAGAATCATTGGGACATCAGTTCAATAATGCTGGTGCTGGTGTGAATAAGAACGCACTTCCAGTAAATTTCAGAAAGCCAGGATCAAACAGACCAGTTCCTTTCTCAGTGTTACAAGAAGATGGTGGAAGAGTTCGTTGGTCTGGTGCTGATGAACTAAATAACCAATACTTTGCTGGCGGAACGCAAATCAATGGTGTCACTGGGAAATTTGAAGGTAGACCATTCAATATTGCTGTTCGTCAAATAGCTAGAAGAATATCAAATTCTCGAGGAATATTCTAAGTGCCAAGAATTGTAACTGAACAATCACCAAGTGCAAAACCAGTACCAGTCAGCGCAAAAGTAACTGATCAATGGGTTACAATCATCGATGTCCCAGATTATGATGTTCCAGTTGTTGGATTTGGAACAACAAGAAGAATCGCGCCAGGTGTTGGTGAAATATCAAGTCCATTACTGGTTGCAAATATATCAAATGCATCACAGAACATTAGTGTACGAATAATTCGATCAGAAAGATATTTGACCGCTTCTCAAGACGAAACAAGTTTTGACAATTTGAGTGCAAATGGTACTTTTATTGGTGGATCTGGATATGAGACTGGCGATACAATAACATTAGATAATGGCGCTACAATTTTAGTTGATGCTCAAAGTAGCGGCACCATAACCGAATTTTCAATTACATCTGTTGGGAATAGAGTAAATCGTAGTGGTGCAGCAAACACAGTACTCACACAATTGACTGCAACATCAGCAGTAGCACCTTCTGGATTTGGATTTGTATTGACAGCAAAAGAAAATAATTATGATCCCAATGATGGAATATATGTTTTAGCTAATGATTATCCAGTTGAAATACGTGATACAATGATAATTCCACTCAATGGTCAATTTTTGGTCACTGGAGATAGATTACAGATCAAAGGTTCAACAAATGACTCTTTGATTGCCACAATAAGTTATACAGAAGGTCAATCTGAAGAAGATGACGTCTTTACTGGATTATAATAATTGAAAAGTCTTATTGGTCGCACAAGATTAATTGGTCCATCTAGAAGATATCCAGTTCCAATTCCACTAGATCCTGCCCCATATGAAGGTGGCATTGTTCTTGGTGAAGACGATATCATGTACTACAGTGATGGTATTGATTGGGTTTCATTTGGAACTGGTGGTGGTGGATCTCCAGGTGCACAAGGCGCATTTGGACCTCAAGGACCTCAGGGTCCCCAAGGTCCATCAGGTGAATCAGGCGTTCAAGGTCCACAAGGACCATCAGGTCCACCAGGAGAATCAGGCGTTCAAGGTCCCCAAGGTCCTCAAGGTCCATCTGGAGAGTCTGGCGTTTCTGGAATTCAAGGTCCTCAAGGTCCATCGGGTCCTTCTGGTGAATCAGGAGTTCAAGGTCCACAAGGTCCTCAGGGTCCATCAGGTGAATCTGGTGTTCAAGGTCCACAAGGACCTCAAGGTCCTCAAGGACCATCAGGTGAATCTGGTGTGCAAGGAGTACAAGGTCCTCAGGGTCCATCAGGTCCTTCTGGAGAATCAGGAGTACAAGGTCCACAAGGTCCACAAGGTCCTTCTGGTGAATCTGGAGTTCAAGGACCACAAGGTCCACAAGGTCCATCAGGTCCATCTGGCGAATCAGGAATTCAGGGTCCCCAAGGTCCACAAGGACCATCTGGTCCATCTGGCGAGTCTGGCGTTCAGGGACCACAAGGTCCATCAGGTCCATCTGGCGAGTCTGGAGTTCAAGGACCACAAGGTCCATCAGGTCCATCTGGCGAGTCTGGAGTTCAAGGACCACAAGGTCCTTCTGGTGAGTCTGGCGTTCAAGGACCACAAGGACCATCAGGCGAATCAGGAATTCAGGGACCTCAAGGTCCACAAGGTCCATCAGGTGAATCAGGTGTGCAAGGACCACAAGGTCCTCAAGGATTATCAGGTGAATCTGGTGTTCAAGGACCACAAGGTCCATCTGGCGAGTCTGGAGTTCAAGGACCACAAGGTCCATCTGGCGAGTCTGGTGTGCAAGGACCACAAGGTCCATCTGGTCCTTCTGGTGAATCAGGAATCCAAGGTCCTCAGGGTCCATCTGGTCCATCAGGTGAATCAGGTGTGCAAGGACCACAAGGTCCATCTGGTGAATCTGGAGTTCAAGGACCACAAGGTCCTTCTGGTGAGTCTGGTGTGCAAGGACCACAAGGTCCTTCTGGTGAGTCTGGCGCTCAGGGTCCTCAGGGTCCATCAGGTCCACAAGGTCCTTCTGGTGAATCTGGTGTTCAAGGTCTATCAGGTCCTCAAGGACCATCAGGTGAATCTGGTGTGCAAGGACCACAAGGTCCATCTGGCGAGTCTGGAGTTCAAGGACCACAAGGTCCATCTGGAGAATCTGGCGTTCAAGGTCCACAAGGACCATCTGGTGAATCTGGAATTCAGGGACCACAAGGATCATCTGGTCCACAAGGCGTTTCTGGGGTTCAAGGATTATCTGGTCCACAAGGTCCATCTGGCGAATCAGGTGCACAAGGTCCATCAGGTCCTCAAGGTCCTTCTGGTGAATTAGGGGTTCAAGGTCCACAAGGTCCTTCTGGTGAGTCTGGCGCTCAGGGTCCTCAGGGTTCATCAGGTCTCCAAGGTCCTTCTGGTGAATCAGGAGTTCAAGGTCCATCAGGTCCATCTGGAGAATCTGGCATTCAAGGTCCACAAGGACCATCTGGTGAAGCTGGGGTTCAGGGATCGCAAGGTCCACAAGGTCCAGGAGGTTTATCTGGAGAATCTGGCATTCAAGGTCCACAAGGACCATCAGGTCAATCTGGTGTACAAGGTCCCCAAGGCATTTCTGGTATTCAAGGTAGACAAGGTGTACAGGGACCGCAAGGCGTCCAAGGAATTCAAGGTAGACAAGGCGTACAAGGTCCATCAGGTATTTCTGGTGTTCAGGGGGTTCAAGGAATATCTGGTGTTTCTGGGGCATCTGGTGTACAAGGACCACAAGGTGTTTCTGGGGTTCAAGGATCAGAAGGATCTGCGGGTCAACAAGGTTCACAAGGTCCATCTGGTCCTCAAGGACCATCAGGTGAATCTGGAGTTTTAGGGACTCAAGGTTCTCAGGGTCCTTCTGGTGAATCAGGAATACAAGGTCCTCAAGGTCTATCTGGACCATCTGGTATTCAAGGTTTCACTGGTGTTCAAGGTCCACAAGGTCCATCAGGTGAATTGGGTACTCAAGGACCACAAGGTTTATCTGGAACATCTGGTGTTCAGGGTATAGAAGGCATACAAGGTATTTCTGGTGTTCAGGGACCACAAGGTGTTTCTGGAATTTCTGGTATTCAAGGTCGTCAAGGTATACAGGGACCACAAGGAATTCAGGGGCGTCAAGGCGTTCAAGGTCCACAGGGCATTCAGGGCGTTTCTGGTATATCTGGCGTACAGGGTGCTGAAGGTATTCAAGGGCAACAAGGTCCATCTGGTGAATCTGGTGTTCAGGGTATACAAGGAATTCAGGGCACACAAGGTGAAGAAGGTTCTCAGGGGGTTCAAGGAATTCAAGGAATTCAGGGTCCTTCAGGAATATCTGGCATTCAAGGTAGACAAGGTGTACAGGGACCGCAAGGCGTCCAAGGAATTCAAGGTAGACAAGGCGTACAAGGTCCATCAGGTATTTCTGGTGTTCAGGGAGTTCAGGGGATTCAAGGTAACCAGGGCGTTCAAGGATTCCAAGGTGTACAAGGACCTCAAGGAATTCAAGGAACTGAAGGAACTCCTGGTGCAGGTGGTCCGCCAGGTGATGGTGGAACTGGTGGTGCACAGGGTGTGCAAGGTCCACAAGGATCTTCTGGCGTTTCTGGAGTGCAAGGCGTTCAAGGAATACAAGGTAGTTTTGGTGCTCAAGGTGAACAAGGAGCTCAAGGACCAATAGGAGAATCTGGCGTTCAAGGACCACAGGGTTCACAAGGAATAGCTGGATTTGATGGTTCTCAAGGAATTCAAGGTCCACAAGGTGTTTCTGGAATTTCTGGTATTCAAGGTCGTCAAGGTATACAGGGACCACAAGGAATTCAGGGACGTCAAGGTGTTCAAGGTATTCAAGGCGTTCAAGGTGCATCTGGAATCTCAGGAGTTCAAGGAATTCAAGGATCTCAGGGGGTTCAAGGATCACAAGGTGAACCTGGATTGTCTGGCGTTCAGGGCATTCAGGGACCACAAGGATTATCTGGTGATTCTGGTGTTCAAGGAACTCAGGGCGTACAGGGAGCGCAAGGTCAACAAGGAACACAAGGCGTTCAAGGACGTCAAGGCACTCAGGGACCACAAGGATTATCTGGTGATTCTGGTGTTCAAGGTGCACAGGGACCACAGGGAACTCAAGGCGTTCAAGGTGTTCAAGGTGTTCAAGGTCCACAGGGTGTACAGGGTCAACAAGGCATTCAGGGGCAAGCTGGCATTTCAGGTATTCAGGGTCGTCAAGGTATACAAGGACCTCAAGGCGTTTCTGGTGTAGTTGGTGTTCAAGGTATTCAGGGTATTCAAGGTCCACAGGGTCTTTCTGGACTTTCTGGCGTTCAGGGTGTTCAGGGAATTCAAGGTCCACAAGGAATTCAAGGACCTTCTGGCGTTTCAGGTATTCAAGGAATCCAAGGAATTCAAGGTCCACAGGGTGAATCTGGTGTTTCTGGTATTCAAGGCGTTCAGGGGATTCAAGGTCCACAAGGTCCAGATGGGGAATCGGGAGTTCAAGGTCGTCAAGGCGTACAGGGAGTTCAGGGAGAACAAGGTCCATCTGGTGAATCTGGAGTTCAGGGGCGTCAAGGCGTTCAAGGTTCACAAGGTCCTTCTGGTGAATCTGGAGTTCAAGGCATTCAAGGAATTCAAGGACCACAAGGCGCTTCAGGAATCTCTGGTGTTCAAGGAATTCAAGGCATTCAAGGTGTACAAGGTATTCAAGGTCCTTCTGGAGTGTCTGGTATTCAAGGTAGACAAGGTGTACAGGGACCACAAGGACCATCTGGTGTTTCTGGCACTCAAGGTGTTCAAGGTATACAAGGTCCACAAGGCGCTTCGGGGGTCTCTGGGGTTCAGGGCATTCAAGGAATTCAAGGACCACAAGGCATTCAAGGTCCTTCTGGAGTCTCTGGAGTTCAAGGTATACAAGGTCCACAGGGTCCATCAGGAATTTCTGGAATACAAGGCACTCAAGGTGTGCAAGGCATTCAAGGCGCACAGGGACCATCTGGTCTTTCTGGTGTTCAAGGAATTCAGGGTAGACAGGGTGCACAAGGTCCTTCTGGTGTTTCTGGCATTCAAGGTATTCAGGGCATTCAAGGTCCACAAGGCGCTTCAGGAATCTCTGGGGTTCAGGGCATTCAAGGTATACAAGGACCACAAGGCGCTTCAGGAATCTCTGGGGTCCAGGGCATTCAAGGAATTCAAGGACCACAAGGCATTCAAGGTCCTTCTGGAGTCTCTGGTATTCAAGGCATTCAAG